AACGCTCATAAATGCGATGCCTACATTAATACCTATATTAATACAGGGAGCTATAACGCTATTTATTGAAATTGTGAAAGCAATCCCAGTTGTTGCAAAAGCGCTCATAGCAGCATTGCCGCTGATTATTGACGCTTTCAAAACAGGGCTGGCGAATTTACTTCCAGCGATTTGGACCGGGATAAAAAATACGATGGTATCAATATTTGGATCGATTGTTAACGCGGCAAGAGATAAGCTAAATGCAATCAAAGATACATTCGTAAATATTTGGAACTCCATAAAGCAGACAACTGCGAACGTATGGGAAGGCATAAAAAATGCAATAATGACTCCTATAAACGGAGCGGCAAATCTAGTAAAGGCAGCAATTGATAAAATCAAAGGATTGTTCAATTTTAGCTTTAAGTGGCCACATCTACCTTTACCACATTTTAGTATCAGTGGCTCAATCAATCCACTGAGCAAATCGTTTCCACCTAAAATAGGTGTAAGCTGGTATAAAGAAGGTGGAATCTTTGATAAGCCTAGCCTTATAGGTGTCGGAGAAGCAGGTAGAGAGGCAGTATTACCAACCCACAAACTAGACAAGTTTTTGGACGATGCTGTCAAAAGAGTTAATCCAACGCAGTCTAACGGAAGTGTCACAATCAATATTGCAAACATGACAGTTAGAGATGATACAGATATCCGTAAAATCGCGGATGAAATAGAACGCAGGCTTGCTCTTGAGTCAAATAGACGCAAGCTTGCTGGAGGCTTGATATGATAAACAATGAAGTTATTATAAACAGCACACCGTTGCACAAGTTCGGCACAATCGAATCGATAGAGTATAGCAAGCTGTCAAACGATATCCTTTATCGCGAAATTGCAAATAGGCAGCCTCGCGTTCAGGGGAGAAAAAGACAGTTAAAGGAAGTAACCCTGAAGATAAGGATTCATGACAAATTATCGAGGGCATCCACAAAACAGCAAATAGATGAAATTGTAGGGCTATCATTTTCTGATAGCCCTATTTCGCTTATAGAAAATGGCAAGTATTGTAGAGCAATTCTTGCAGAGGCAGAAGATGAGTACATTTTTAAAAATGGGCTGCTATCATTGACGTTTGTTAACCTTGATGGGTTGTGGTACGGAGAAGAAAAGAACGGCAAACTTACGATAGACAATCAAGGAATTATCAGTACAGATTTTGCAACCATATCTATCGTACCAAGCGCTTTAAATGTGATGCTTAAGGACGGTAAAGGTCATACGCTTAAGATGACAGCGCTAAATACCACAAGTGCAATTACTATAGATCTTGAAAATAAGACTGCTACACAGAATGGAAAGCATGTTGAACTAAGTACGGATTCCAGGTTCTTTAGCTTCGAAAAAGGGAAAACGGTAATGCTCGTAACTAATGGTGCGACAAACACGACATATCGCGAGGTGATAGCACTATGATTTTTGTTTACGATAGAAACGAAAAACAAATCAATGCAATAGATGAAATCTATGAGCTGACAAAAGAAATCGGAAAGTTAAAAACCTTAGAGTTTGACAGTGAACTTGATTTAGAAAAAGGATATAGAATTATCGTAAACGATAATGAAAAGCCTTTGGAATTCATCATAATCGACTCTGAATACAGTCGCGGAGACATCAAGGAATATCGCTACTACTGCCAAGAATCGCTAAAGGAGATTGAAGGAGTACCCATCATTGACAAAAGACCGCAAGGTAATGTAAAGGCGGCAATAGAATCTTTGCTTGCTGATACACGATGGACACTTAGAATCCTTCCAACATACGATTTGAGTTACACGCAAACAAACAGCTTTTATCATATTTCTGCATTCGAAGCTCTAAGTAAAGTAGTACAAGAATATAACGTGGAGTGGCATGCAGAATACGAAATGTCAGGAGCTGATATAACGAAGAGGATTCTCGTTATCGGAGAGCAAGGAGTTAGGTCAAATAGCAGACTTGAATTTGGAAAGAATATAACTAAATTTACAAGGCGAGTATCTTCAGATTCAATAATCACCGCGCTATACGGATTTGGAAAAGGTGAAGAGCAAGAAAATGGCGGATATGGAAGGCGTATAGATTTCGCAGAAATAAATAATGGGAAATCATACGTCGAAAATCTTGAAGCTAAAGAAAAATATGGGACAGGAAAAGAAACCGAAAAGAAGCACGTTTTCGGTTTCTTTGTTGATGAAGAGGAGACCGATAAAGCCAAATTACTGGAAACGACAAAAAAAGAGCTCGTAATGTTAAGTCAACCGAAAGCAGAGTACACAGTTGAGGCTGTCAATTTAAATATTGATTGCTCGTTCGGAGACAGAGTTCAGGTGATAGATGATGAAATAGGATTTGCTGCAGAGGTACGCATCATAAAAGAAGTTGTACAGGACGAATCCAAAACGCTTACATTTGGAACGGTGACAAAAAGCTTTGGTGAGTCTATCAGAAATGAATTTAAGAAAACACAGGAAACAATCAACAACCGAATCACTTCGGTCAGAGAAGAGGTTCTTTCAAAAATCACTAAACAATATTTTGGCGAAGATGGGTATAACTACGACTTAAAAGCCGGCAACGAATATGGATTGCCTGCAGGGCTATATTCTTTTGATAGACAAATAAATCAAAATCCGTCAAAGGTGATTTATATTGGTGCTGGCAAGATGCTTATTTCTAACGAAAAGAAGCGAAACGGTGAATGGGTTTGGAAAACAGCTGCCACGGCTGATGGACTTATGGGAGATGCAGTTGTTGCAAATTCTATAACTGCAAATAAACTTTCTGCGGATGTTGGCCAAGCATTAGATTTAACTTCTAATGCATCAATCAATAGCAAGGTGTCGTCGCTTTCGGAGGAAACGTCAACGAAGATATCACAAACGCAAGATACGATTATAAAGCAAGTAGAGTCGAGATCCATGCTAGTGGATCAAATCATAAGTGAGATAAAAAGTTCAATCACGCAAACAACCGAGGGCATTTATTTTAATTTCGAAAGACTGAGCAAAAATCTTGATGCAGCAATCGCAGGGAGTACGGCTGAGTTTGAGAAAATACGCAAATACATAAGATTTGAAAATGGAAATATTGTACTTGGAGCGGAAGGCAATCCACTTACGCTCAAAATTGAGAACGATAAAATTAAATTTATAGAAAATGGAGCGGAAATCGCATACTGGCAAAATAGACAATTCTACGCAGTGGACGGAGAATTTATAAATAGTCTTAGACTTGGCAAGTTCGCGTTCATCCCACGCGAAAACGGAAATCTGAGCTTCTTAAAGGTGGTGAACTAAATGGGATATTGGCTATCAATACAATTCAGCCCTGGGCAACAGGACATCGTTAATAATCAAAGCTATATGGCAGTTTATCTGTCTGTACATGCATCAAATGGTTACTATGCAGAGCATACTAACGGCACAGGGGTACTTACAGTAAATGGAGTTAACTATCCATTCTCTGGACATTACAGAGTAAATGGAAGTTCGCAGGTAATACATAGTGTTGGGGTTTGGGTTCCGCATAACCCAGACGGTTCAAAAACTCTATATGCATCCGCAAGCTTTGATACGAGGGTTGTAGGTGTACTTACAGCGTCAAATTCGGCAACGCTAACAACTATACCACGTGCATCTTCTCCGACAACATCAAAGTCTACGGTGACATTTGGAGAATCGTTTGACATTTATACGCATAGAAAATCAACTGCATTTACACACGACGTCTATGTAGGGGTCAATAATGACATTAACTCATTAATAAAAATAGCTGATAAAATCCCAACCGACACGACTTGGACACTACCAGTTGATTGGAAAAATAAGTTTCCTGATTCAAGTGTAAAACTACTGGTACGAGTCTATACATTTAACGGTAATACAAATCTTGGACGAATTGATGCACCATTAGTTGCAATAAAACCATCATCTGATATGCTGCCTAGCGCAACGATTGAAGACAAAGATGAAACGGAATGCTACAAGAAGTATGGTGGGTATGTAAAGCACCAATCTAAAATAAAAATAGCGGTAAAGCCAGAGTACAGATATAGAGCAACAAAAAAAGATGAACGACTCAAAATCAATGGAGAATTACCACCAGTGGACGAGTCAAGTTTGACTCCACAAAAAGACAAGATAACAATCGAAGCAACAATCACAGACAGTCGAGATTCCACAATCACGGTCACAAAAGAACTGCAAATAATAGATTGGCATGCACCCGTGTTAACGGGTGTCAAGGTAGAAAGATGTAAAGCAAACGGAGAATCGGATGCAGCGGGGAATTATGTCAACATAAAGTATAGTGCTGATGTTGCTAATGTGGGCAACAAAAATGCAAAGATGATCGAGTATGAGCTGACTAGGCAAGGAAGTTATGATGGGGTGCAGGAAACTGAAGTTTTGAGCACATTTAAAACTTCGGGTAGCAAGGTTCTGCCATGCCATGGAGACTATTCATGGGAAATAAAAGTATCGCTTAGAGACGACTTTGAAACTACTGAGTATACCATGCCAATAGGAACGGCATTTACTTTAGTTGACTACAATCAAAGCGGAAGAGGTATGGCAATAGGAAAAGTTGCAGAGCAGCCGGACCTATTTGAAATTGACATACCGACAAGATTTAATAAGGAATTTAGTGGAAAAGGAGTTGATTACGACTTGAAACCCGCAGAGTTACAAGTCATCAAGCTGCTTACAAATACAGAAAGTGGAGATGTAAGACTTGGTAAAGTCCTACAAACGCTTGGACTAAGAGTACCGATTAAAATTGAAAAGCTAGGCCAGTTTGAAGTGGTTAAGTATTCGGATGGAACCTGTGAGGCATCGTGTCAAATAAAGCAAATTACGCCTGTAAATATGACACAAGTAAATCCCTACTTGTTTAGATGGATTGGAGATTTGATATTGCCAAACGAATTGTTTAAATCCGTTAACAATGTACAAGTCACAGGGCATTACAACGCAGGAATATTTACATGCGGTGCCGTCGCAAAAACAGACAGAATCCAGATAATACACTTAATGCAAAATAGAGGGGTGTCAGCGAACCAAGTTCCTGAAGAGCTGCCATTCGTACGAATTTATGGGAGGTACAAATAAATGAAAGCATTGAACATTATAAAAACTGCCAATGGAGGATACTCATTCACTGCAACAAGAGAAGATGGGAATACAGTGTTCGGAATATTGGCAGAAAAAGACCTGTCAAGTATAACGAAGATAGTAGATACATCGAAGAACCTGGACGAGCAGAGACTGGAGTCCTTAAATCTCTTGATTAACTCACTGCTCAAGCTTGAAAAAAATAGAAAAGCGATATTGTCTTTAGTAGAAAGGTGGCAGGTGTGCTCGTACTATCCGCCAGGTCACTACGTTGTATACAGCGACAAGCTCTATCGCTCGCTAAAGGCACACAACTCTACATATGAAAATATTCCGCTCAATGATCGCAACCTATGGATTGAAGAGGAACTTGGAAACGCAAGCGATTATGACAAGTGGTATAAAGGTGCAGAGTTTTGGGCAGCAGACAAAACTTATAAAAAAGGCGACATGGTAATCTATTACAACAAGCTATACAAATCAAGTAAAGATAAAAACGTCTCAAATCCGGAGAAATCGGATTGGGAACTAATTGAAAAAGATAAGTAAAGGAGTCAGGCATGGAAAGAGCAATTATAATCGCGGTTTTCGCAAGTACGGGATTATGGAGCTTTATAAGCATGATAGTGCAGAGGTACATGGAGCGCAAGAGTGACTATGCGATGATGATGCGTGGATTGGGCCACGACAGAATCTGTAGCTTGGGAGAGTTTTATATCAAGCGTGGATATATCACTCGTGACGAATACGAGAACTTAGTGGATTATCTGTACATCCCATATAAGGGTCTAAAAGGCAATGGGACGGCGGAGAAGATTATAAACGAGGTTAAGCAGCTCCCTCTCACAGATAGCAAAATCAAATAATTATCAACCGGGTGGCGAGAGCCACCTTTTTAATTTATTTCAAGGAGGTAATTGAGATGAAAACAAGAAATTGGAAAGATTGGGCAGTTAAGGCGGGAACACGAGCAGTAAAGACAGTGGCGCAGACTGCAATCGCAACAATCGGCACCACGGCACTACTCACAGACGTTAATTGGGCTGTTGTTGTGAGTGCGTCAGCATTAGCAGGGTTACTATCCTTGCTGACAAGCATTGCAGGATTGCCGGAACTCGATGAGAATGTTAAAAACTATAAGGACTTGGAGGGTTAATCATGCTTAATGGTATAGATATATCGGGATGGCAAGAAGGGTTAGACCTATCAAAAGTACCTTGTGACTTTGTAATCATTAAAGGCACAGGAGGTACAAGCTATGTATCAGCTACTTGTGATGGGTTCATGCAGCAAGCGAAGGCATTAGGCAAGCTAACAGGTGTATATCACTTTGCGCGTGAAGCGGGCTGCGGTGGCACAGGTACTGAAGAGGCTAGATGGTTTGTTGCGAATTGTGGCGCTTATTTTGACGGCACAACAATACCTGTTCTCGATTTTGAAACAGATACATGGCTAGGGCAAGAATGGGCGCGCGAGTGGCTAGATGAGGTATATAGACTAACAGGGGTTAGACCTTTATTTTATACATATTTGGGCGTGCTAGAATCTCAAGATTTTAGTTTAGTAGCAAATGGGAATTATGGTTTATGGCTTGCAAGATACGGCAGCAATACCCCAAAGGGCTATGAACCCAATACACCTGTTCCAAATTCACATAGCTTCCCATTTGTCGCAATGTATCAGTATTGCTCACAAGGAAGACTTACGGGATGGGATAGTAATTTAGATCTTAATGTGTTTTATGGAGATGTTGCAACATGGTACGCATATGCACAAAAAGCGGGTGCAACGGCTAAGGAAACTAAAAAGACTATCCCGGACAACATCACAATCAAAAGATATAATGGCGCAGATAGATACAAAACAGCAGATTTAATAGTTGATGAGCATATCAAAGCGAATAAAGTTGTAGTACATGGGGAATCATATGCAGATGGAATCACTGCTTGTTACCTTGCAAGAAGCAAGAAAGCGAATATTGTATTTGACAAGTGCAAGGAAACAAACGGGCTAGAAACATATACCATAGGTGGCGACATCAAAGTGAATGGCACGGGAGTAAAATCTATTAGCGGTGCAAATAGATATGATACGAATCTTGCAGTGCTGAAGGAATGCAGCAAAGACATTAAGAAGATAATCATCACAAGCGGTAAAGATTGGGCTGACGGAATATCAGTTACAACTGCGGGGCTTCCTGTAATGCTCGTAAGTGATTATATATCAGTCAAACAAGCAGCATTTCTCGAGAAACTATCGGATGAAATAGAATATATCATCATAGGCGGCTCAAGTGCAGTATCGCAGATTGTAAGCAAGCAGATCGCCGACATAAGCCAAGTAACAAGAATTGATGGCGCAGATAGATATGAAACGTCAACAATGACTGCAGAATACTTCTATCCAAACGCGGAAGCCGTGATTTTAGTTAATGCATGGGCGGATGCAGTAGCAGCAAGCAACATAGGGGAATACCCTGTTATTCTTTTGAGCAATCGCACAAATGAATCTGCAAGAGCATATATAAAGAAGCACGAAATCAAAAAGGCTTTCGTGCTAGGCGATATATCAGACGATATACTAGCTGATATATTCAACTAACTTTAAAAGGAGATAAAAAATGAAACATGAAGAATTTATGAAGCTATGTGCGAGGAAAGTTGCAGAATACGAGAACAAGAGAGATGACATTGATGTAGAAATTGACCGTGATGATGTGTTTTGTGTATGGTCGTGTAAAACCTTGCAAAATAGTAAGTGTTTGATGTCTGCACCACATAAGGGTGCGAAATATTACGAGTTTACACACAATGGAGATAGGCACGAAGTATACATGGATGTGTACAGTAAAGATATTAACATCGCACTTACGGAGGACGGAAAACCAATCACAGAACAAATAAAATAATCAAGAGGGCATTTGCCCTCTTTTTTTATTGCTATAAATGAAGAATCCGTACACGATTTGTACACGTTTTTTGTAAATATCACATGTTCAAATATAAAGAAGTGAATATAAAAACGTTGTAAAATGAGCGTTTGTGAATGCAAACGAAAATAAGAAAAGCTACAAAATTACTCTCGCCATCTCCACCAAAACAAGCTGAACCGTTGAATTTTCAACGGTTCATTTTTTCTGTACACGGTCTGTACACGTTTATATCTTGATTTTATCTAAAACTTTAACAGCTTTCTCCTGTTCTGCTGGGTAAAAATGACTATATCGGTTTAGTGTTTGTTCGATGTTTTTATGCCCAAGTCGTCTACTGATCTCCAAAATGTTTATATTATTGTTAGCCAATAGCGAGGCGTGACTATGTCTAAAGTCATGGATCCTGATGTGGTGTAGCCCTGCTCGTTTTGCTGCCTCTTTGTTTACATTTTCGATGCTCGTGTCTCTGAGCGGTTTATATCCACCAGTTATGTAAAAGCTATCATTAAAGCCGTCAAAATCTTTGCATTGAGCATAGTGCTGCTCAAGCACTCTTTTTAGAGGTTCAGGAACTTGTAAGGTGCGATTGCTACTCATATTCTTAGGTGGTGTTTCACGGTCCCCTCCTGATAGTTTTTGTGATATGCTTTTGCTAATGGTTATATCGCCGTCTTTATAGTCTGACCACCTAAGGGCATGTATTTCGCCTTTTCTCGCTCCTGTAAAATAAGCAAGCATAAAGAACACATAATAGTCGTAAAAACCTTTCTCAAGAGCGATTTCGCGGACGTAAACTATATATCGCTTGAACTCATTTGGTGTATAGAATTGTATTACATCTTTCCCTTTATATGGATTCCTAAAATTACCGACTTTATTTAAAGGATTGCTCTTAAGATATTCTTTTGATACGGCCCAATTCAAAATAGACCTAAATTGACCGTAGATGTTTTTTTTCATAGTGTGGGATAATGGCAAATTACCTATTGATAGCTTCCATTCGTTTAGTCTTCGCACGCTAAGTTTATTTAAGCGAATATCCAAAGGGTAAATGTATTTATAAGTAATTCCCTTAGCTTTTTTCAGTGTCGATTCCCTTACATCAATTTGTTTAAATTCAAAATATAATTCAATTAGATCCTGGAGCATCATATTGCTATGAACTTGCTCATTTTTGTTCCTATTTAGTTTTGCTTCTAATTCTTTTGCTGCTGTAAGACCGTAAGCTATACGCGTAAAAGAACGATTTTTGCCACTGTCATCAACATAATTTATTCTTACTCTGTATTTAGAAAGCCCATCTTTTTTTTTCTTTGTTTTGTAAATTGGCATGGCAACCTCCTTGATTTTGGGTACAAAAATACCCCTCTGTCTGACATTAATTTGACATTAAGGGGCTGCAATGGTACAATTTCGTTGTTCAGACGGGTTGTACCTTACAGCCTTATGCATTGCCCTCGGTTTTGGCTGGGGGCTTTGTTATTTATCTGAGGTCTATGAAATAGTTATTATTTGGTTTTAACCTTTGTGGTTTTCTTCTTCTTTTTACTATTTTCTTGGGTATATTTCTTATGTTTGGAAACTAGCCCATCAATGTGTTCATATAAATCTGGGTTGATATGGTTCCCCATAGGGTCTACAACAAAGTCTATCCCTTCGCGTCGTGCAAGTTTTGATGCTGGAACAAAGTCGCTATCTCCGGCAATGAGAATAATTTTATTAACTTGTTGCTTATAAGCTAAAGACGCTATGTCGACGCCTATTTTCATGTCAACACCTTTTTGTCTCACATCCAAGAAGAAATCTTCTTCGGATAAACAATCAAAAGACGTATCTCCGTCACAAAGCTTCTTCACAGTGCTCGGAGGTAAAATAAATGCTGCAGTTTCTTCAGAGAGTCGCCCCAACCTTAGAGCAACTTTGCGTTGCCTGGTCATGACCTTTATAAAAGAATCGTACCATCTGTGCATAGGAGACTTGGAAAAGTCTACATTACTTTTAGTGAGAGGATGTTGCATTTTCTTTGAGATTGGTGGGCAGTCGTAATAAAATATACGATATAATTCGTCATTTTTGTTTAAGTGCAAGCGGCAATATTCGATAAGCTCTTTGGCTCTATCTTTGCCCTCTATATTGCCAAAAATCTTTTTAGCCGCCTTTCTATAGAATCCGCCATCTACTAAAATTGCTATTTTATTCATCATTCCTCCTAATTAACATAAAAAAGCCCTATGGTTCGCTACTTCCCTTATAGTGGGAGAGGTACTGCATAGGGCATCATTAACATTTAATCGAATCGATTATCATTATGTTAATACCCTAGGCAATAAAAGTCAATCACTTTTTTAAATTTTCCCAAACACAAATAATCTTATATAAACATATATAAACTTATATAAACACAAATAAACGCAAACCATCACTTCGTCGAATGGTATACTCCAATGCACTCACCAACGACAGATACACCTTCGCTGTCTGTAACGATTGGCTTATATTCTGCGTTGCATGGGTTTAAAACGATTGTATCGTCTTGCCAGAATACCTTTTTGAGCACTGCCTCACAATCGGAGTTTATTCTTACAGCATAGATATTACCGTCTTTATAATCGTAGGTTCTTTTTATAAACGCAAGGTCACCGTCTCTGATACCAGCATCAATCATACTCTCACCTCGAACACGCACGCAAAAATCTGCTTTTACTGAGCTATCAATAAAAAAGTGTCCCTCAAAGTTCTCTTCGCACCAGGTTCCTTCGCCAGCACATATGTCCCCTAAAATTGGTATAGGGCGAGAAGCTGGCGTCAATAGGTTTGTTATACCTGTAACATCGGGTTCGCTTGAGTGGTCGTTCATAAGGTCAGACCTGTTTATATGAAAAAATCTGCATAGCTTGTCTATTTTATCCATTCTAGGCATCTTTACGCCCTTGCACCAATTCGATATTGTCGTTTGGCTGACTCCCATGTATTCGGCTAACTCTAATTGCGTTGTACCACGCTTCTCCATTAATCTGTTAAGATTTTCAGAGATAATTCTATTTATTTCTGTTTCTGACACTTCCTCATCTCCTTTAATATGTTGTAATCGCATTTTAAAACATAATGTTATAAAACACAATACTTTTTTATAAAAAATATAACTTTTAGTATTGACTATAACTTTAAGTTATGATAATATGACCTTGTAGCAAAGCATAAGATGGGAGGTGAAAACATGAAAAAAGAGATAAAGATAAGCCTTGCTGCTGCGAGAGTTAACGCAGGACTAACACAATCAGACATAGCCCGCGAAATGCATATTAACAAATCAACAGTTGTCAATTGGGAAAAGGGTAGAATAACGCCTAAGCCTGCTCAATTTGAAAAGTTTTGTGCACTATGTAGGATTGACAAGGATTATATTTTTTTGCAATAGATATAACTTAAAGTTATTAAACGATCACACCAGCGAGAAAGGAGGAGGTTTTAATGATGAGTATTGGTCAACGAATAAAAGAATGTCGAGAATTATTAAAAATGACGCAAGAATCATTGGCTAATAAGATTGGAACAACCAAACAAACTATTTACAAATATGAAAATGACATAATAACTAATATACCTCCTTATAAAGTTGAATTACTTGCAAAGGCTCTTGCAATAAGCCCTGCATACTTAATGGGATGGATAGACAATGATGCCGAGAAAGGAGGAGGGAAGTTTTAACTAAATTACATCCCTTATGCAAGTCGATAAAACAAAAGACCGATAGAGGTGCCTTCTCTACCAGTCTTAGCCTAAAAAGGAGTTAGCTAATGAAAAAATGCCCATATTGTAATAATACTTGCAACGATAGAAATGATGGCGATGACCGCTTTCATAGGTTGTGTAAGATGATTAACAAAATCTTTGAACCGTTTATTGTGGGAACTGTCTACGGACTTACCCTCTGCAATATGATTGCTATCGGCTACTGGATTTACAGAGGAATTGGCTATTTGATAGCCCTTGTACGATAAATTTAGTTGGCACGAGCCGTCTATGTAAGACTTTGTCTTTGAAAGATATCCATCAGCTTCTAACTGCTTACAAGCAGAGAGAATTTCATCATAGCTGATGGACAACAAATCAGACAAGGCTTTATCGACTATCATTTCGCCACCATTTGATTTTATCAAAGTAAGTATTTTTATTTGAGTATTATCGAGCATATGACCTCCTCGAGAGATAGCACCTCTCGTTGAAAAATTAAAGAGCGGGCAAGTTCAAAAGTTCAAAAGTTTGGTCAATGTGACCACCTTCCTTTCTTGTCTATTGGCATAGACACATTGTATCGGTGATGTGCTCGAATAGCAAGGCTTTAGTTTTATCGGCTTACATAAGGGATGTAGGAACCGAGAAAGGAAGAGAGATGAAAGAAGAAAAGAAATTTGTATCAGCGGTAAGACCACGTGGAACTGATGAGGCCTGCGTAATACAAGTTATAAGGACAAAATCTCTTGTAGGCGCAGGCACTCCTGATGATTTATCTAAAATAATGGTTCAATACTGGGATTTTGAAGGCAATCTATTGGCTACTTCGTATCACCATACAGTGTGAAGGAGATTGAGAAAAACAACAGAAAGGAGCTACAAAATGAGATTTCCAAATGTGAGACCAGATGTGAAGACAGCATTTGAGATGTATCACTCGCTAACATACTTCACATCTAGCGATGTGAAAAAATTATTCGGATGTGCAGGGTCTACTGCAGCGAAGATTGTAAAGATGACTCGCGATGAAATGGCAAGGCGAGAAATCAAGATGTACTGCGAGCATGACAACTATTTAAACAAAGACGTCTTATATGACATGGCAGGACTAGACATAAACAGCATAAACAAGTCATACAAGATATTAGAAAGGAGAGCACTATGAAGATTAAATCAGTAATACCACCGACTATATTCATTTCTGCAGTAATCGCTCTGAATGGTATTGCAACTGCGATAGACCACCCTGAGCTATACAACAAGATTGAGCCTAAAGTCGTAAGCAACATACAGATTGATGTAAAGGGAATCTCAAACGAAATGATTGACGACATAGCCGTTAGAAGTGGCGTTGACCCTAATATCGTCAAGGCAATCATCAAAGAGGAATCTAACGGCAATCCTAACGCAGTAGGTGACAATGGGCAATCAATCGGCTTAATGCAGATTCAACCAAAACACCATAAGAAAAAAATGGAAGAACTAGGAATCGTAAGCCTATTTGACCCACAAGAAAACGTGATTCTAGGATGTGCCATCCTGTCAGACCTATACGACAAGTATGGAAACTACGAGGACGCACTATCAGTCTACAACAGCGGGAATACTGAGGACGGCAAAGCATACGCAGAAAGGATACTAAATAAATGACAAAAGGAGGAAGCATGAAAGACATAAAAAAAGACACTCAAGAGAGTGCCAAAATCCAATTTCATAATATCACACCTGAGCTCCCAGAGCAAGGGCTAAACGCGATTCAACCATACAAGCTAAATGTAATGATGAAGTATGCAAGCAGGATTATCAATCAGCTTGTGAGCATTCCGAACTGGTTGGTTAGCTATGATGACATAGAGTTTATCCTTGAAATCGTAACGAACGCAATCAAGAAAGCGAGGGCTAACAATGAGTAAGATAACAGGCTATGTGACAATATTTAACCCAGAAAATTCGCTTGTGTTCAAATTTGATAACCTGGCTGAGCTTATGGCATTTACACAAACAGCATTTATGACAAGTACAAAGCAGCTTAATGCTCAAATAATTATAGACAAAGGAGAGGGTGGATATGAGTACTAAAACACATTGGAAGAAGTGCTTTAATAAAGAGTATATTGGAGCCTGGTATTGCATGGACTCAGACAAGGAACTAACGATTGATTATGCAGTGAAGTCCGAAGAGATAACGGGAGAAAAAGGCAGAAAAGATAAAGAGCCGGTCATTTACTTCAAAGAAATTGGTGAAGATGGCAGACAGCTTAAAATGGTAGGAAACGTAACCAATATGAAGACTATAGAAAAAGTAACAGGAACTCCATTTATTGAAGAATGGGGTGGTCATAAGATATTAGTCTTTGCCGACCCGAATGTGATGTTTGCTGGCGACAAGGTGGGTGGAATCAGGGTGAGACCATTTGCACCTAAACAAGATGAATATTTCTGTGATGAGTGCGGATGCCAAATTACAGATGAAGGTAAGTACACGGCAAGGGCTATTGCGCAGAGTTCGAAGAGTAAATTTGGACGAACACTTTGCATGGATTGTGCAAAGCAAGTCAAAGCAGAGCAGGAGAAAGCAGATTTAGAGGGAGATATATTAAACGATGAGAATAACTAAGATTAAGATTAAAAATTTGTTTGGAATCAGCGAAACCGAACTTGATGGAAGAAACATAGAGCTATCTGGCTCAAACGGAACGGGGAAAACATCCGTGATTGATGCAATCAGATATGCTCTAACAAATCAGTCTGATAGAGATTATATCATACGAAATGGAGAAAAAGAGGGAGAAATACTCATTGAGGCAGGTGCAGACCTGTATATCAACAGAAAGAAGCGCACGGATAAGGCTGATTATAAGTCGGTCAAAGAAGCTGGCCGAGAAATAGGTAGCCCTGAGTCTATGCTCAAGACACTATTCACACCACTGCAGCTCAACCCAGTCGAATTCACCCAGATGACAAAGGCAGAGCAGAATCGTGTAATCCTGGATCTAATTGAGTATGATTGGGACCTTAACTGGATAAGGGATCAGTTTGGGGAAATCCCTCCGGATGTCAATTATGAGCAAAATATTTTGCAGGTGCTGAATGATATCCAGTCCGAAAAGGGTTACTACTTTCAGGAGCGCCAGAACGTGAATCGCGATATCAGAAATAACAGGGCGTTGATTGAAGACATCTCAAAGGATATTCCAAGCGGATATCAGGCTGATAAATGGGAGGCATTTGATTTATCAGCGAAGTATCACGAGCTTGAGAAGATAAGACAAAGCAACGATCTGATAATGAGAGCAAAAGCTTTTAAGGACTCATATGACAACAAAATGCGAGGATATGAAGCCGAAAAAGAAATTAGCATCTCATCAAATGAGCGTGCGATTGCATCAGAAAGAGAGAGTTTAAAGGCAAACATCGAAAGACTCAAAGCAGAACAGCTCGCTACGGAAGAGAAACTCAAAGGACTTGACGCAAAGCTGGAAGATAAGAATCGTGTTGCGATTGCTGAATTTGAGACAAAGGTTGCAAAGTTGCAAAAGGATATAGGTACTGCTAACGAATATATAGATAAGCCGATAGTTGATACTACTGCGTTATCGGACGAAATATCTACAGCAGAAGAGATGAAAAGACACTTAAACGAATACGCTCGCCTCAAGGCAAAGGAAGAAGAAACAGAGCAGCTTACAGAGGTATCAAATGAGTTTACAAGAAAGATTGAGCTTGCTCGTAAGCTTCCTGGCGAAATTCTTGAGACGGCTACACTGCCAGTTGCTGGCCTAACAGTTGAGAATGGAATTCCGCTTATAAATGGATTGCCAGTCACAAACTTATCCGAGGGAGAAAAGCTTGAGCTCTGTGTAGATGTGGCACTATCTAAACCAAACAGCCTGCAGGTTATCCTCATAGATGGCGTCGAAAGACTGTCTGATTCGAACCGTGAAAGGTTATACGCAAAGTGCAAAGAGAAGGGCTTGCAGTTTATTGCAACAAGAACAACCAACTCGGATGAACTCGAGATTAATTATTTGTAAGGAGGCAGTTAAATGCTAACAAGAGAAAACTATTTTGACAAAGAAAACGAGCTGAAATACTTCGGCTCGTCTCAGTTTAAATCATTCATGAAGTGCGAAGCTTCAACTATGGCAAGAATTAGTGGAGAAACAGAAGAAGAAACAAGCACTGCGCTATTGGTTGGATCATATGTTGACGCACACTTTGAGGGAACTTTAGATCTTTTCATGGCGCAGCACCCGGAAATCCTTAAACGAGACGGAAGTCTAAAGGCTGAGTATACTCAAGCGAATGAGATTATAAACAGACTCGAGCGAGATGAAATGTTTATGAAATACATGAGCGGTGAAAAGCAAGTAATTATGACTGCCGAGTTGTTTGGGCACGAGTTTAAAATCCGAATCGATAGCTACCACGAAGGGAAGGCAATCGTAGATCTAAAGGTAATGCGTGATTTTGAGCCGGTATATGTCGAGGAACTTGGACGAGTTAGTTTCGTAGAGGCGTGGGGGTACGACATTCAGGGCGCCATTTACCAGGCAGTAGTTGAGGCAAGTACAGGCAAGAGGCTGCCATTTATCATTGCTGGTGCGACAAAGCAGAAGGATGGAGCTGATTTAGGATTGTTCCAGGTTCCACAGTACAAGCTAGATGCTGCATTAAAGATCGTTGAACATTATGTCGACCATTTTGCTGATATAAAAAGCGGACTAATCGAGCCGAAAAGGTGCGAAAAATGTGCTTACTGTAGGCAGACAAAAAAGCTAAGCAGAATTGAAGTTTTGGAGGAGCTGGCAAATGAATAGTATTAACATCTTCGGTAGATTAGTGAGAGACCCTGAATTAAAGACATATACAAATGCAAAAGGTGAGATTAGTTCTTTATGTAACTTTTCGGTAGCAGTTAATCGTAAATTTGGAGAAGAAACCGATTTCTTTAACTGTACCGTGTTTGGCAAGCGAGCTGAGGTGATTAACAAGTTTTTTGCGAAAGGCAGCAGGATTGCCGTCCATGGTTCGATGCAGTGTAGCAAATCGGAAAACAAGTATTTCTGGAATCTGATGGTTGATGATTTTACATTCGTTGATAGTAAAAACGAGGCAAAGGCACCAGCTGAGTCACCAAAGGATACATTCGAGGCAATCGATGACGATGTGCCATTCTAGGCGGTGCATCATGATTATACAGATTGATACGAGGGAGAAAGACAGAGCGATTAAAAAGATAATAGCAGAGTTTGACCGACAGGGAATTAAATACATCTCAAGCAAGATGTTTGTTGGGGACTATTGCGATCTATCTAAGCCACTCGTCATTATTGACAGAAAACAGAACATAGCTGAGCTTGCTCAAAATGCAACATCTCAGCATGACCGATTCAAACGAGAGTTGCTGAGACTCGATGAAATCGGTGGAAAGATGTATATCCTTGTCGAGCAAGACAAAATTGATGGGAAGAAAATACAATCGCTCGAAGATGTGATGATGTGGAAACCAAGGTTCGGTAAGATTATAGGCTTGCAAATCTATAGAATCCTATCAGCCTGGCAGCACAAACACAGTATAGAGTATGTATTTTGCAACAAGGCAAACACCGGCAAGGAAATCATTAGATTATTGGAGGACTCGAAATGAATGGAGTTGCAGAGAAAATAATAAACGCACTGACCATTGAGGATGTCCTCAGAATGTATGGATACGGAACAAGCCCAAAGGGTAGGATTCCGTGTCCTATTCACAAAGGTAAGCACAATAACTTTTGCTATACGGAAAAGGTATATCATTGCTGGAGTTGTGGAGCAAAAGGGGACTTGATTACGCTTGCCATGGAGTTGAACGGAATTACATTTTCTCAAGCGATTGCGAAGCTAAACTATGATTTTTCGCTCGGGATAGTAAATAAAAAGCCAAGTATAAGAGAGAGGCAGGAAATTGCGTTAAATAGCAAAATCTCGAAAGTGGCAGCGGCTCTAAAATCCGATTTAAGCGATTATTATTCAAAAGTGACAGACATACATAGAGGACTATTTAAAGTTCGCTGCAGCTCAGATCTTAAAGCTGACGAAGCGAAGCTAATTGACTATTACATATCTAGTTCCGAGCAATGGCTAGATGACAATATTGAGGGGGTGATGTATCCATGGGTACCATAGATTTTACAAAAGAGGATTATCTGACATCAGTTGTACCATTTGAATACATCGAACAGAGCGATAATGCTCTGGAAAAGGAGCAGAGGAAAGCACTTGTTACAGAGCACGCTAAGTCTGTAGGAATTAAAAACTTTACAACGCTTTATAAAGCTTATTTAAAGATGCTTAAACAGATGGCAAGTAATGACTTGATATGCAACGCAACAAACTTTACAGGTCAGGAATTTGAGCTTGAAGTCGGCACATGGACAGCTGACGATGGTGGCATTTCAAGAGTAGGATATGGCGGAATGGAAGAAGTTGCATGCCCTCACCCTATCATGCCAGTGCTAAGGCTTGACAATGTAGACACTGGGCTTGAAAAGATTAAGCTTGCATATCGTCGAGGTGCAGTTTGGAAAGATATTATTGTTGACCGCAAGCAGATTGCATCAAACAGTTCGATAGTCGGACTAGCCGACTATGGAATTGCAGTCACCTCGGAGAACTCTAGAGCGCTTGTTAAGTATTTGCATGACGCAGAGAATCTAAACTTTGATGTAATACCAAGCAAGAAATCCGTAAGCCGTCTCGGATGGGTTGGAGACGATGGGTTTTCACCTTATGTTGATGGACTAGTGTTTGATGGAGAAGAAGCCTTTAAATCTTTTTTTAACAGCGTGAAGCAAAAAGGCAACAGTAAAAAATGGATGGACCTAGCGAAAGAAATCCGAAGTGGGGATAATCCAGCGCCTAAAATTTTATTAGTTGCAGCGTTTGCTTCGGTACTGGTTGAACCGTGCTCATGCCTACCCTTTTTCGTCCATGTTTGCGGTGGAACCGAGACAGGTAAAACTGTTGGATTAATGCTTGCAGCGTCAGTATGGGCTAACCCTGAGATGGGAAAGTACATCCATACGTTTAATTCAACTGCAGTAGCACAAGAGTTATCAGCTGGCTTTGTCAACTCATTGCCCCTAATCCTGGATGAGCTCCAGATTATAAAAGATCGCAAAGATTTTGACCAGCTCATATATCAGTTGTCGGAAGGCGTAGGAAAGGCAAGAGGACAAAAGACCGGAGGTCTGCAGCGAAATGGAACTTGGGCGAACTGCATTATTACATCCGGAGAGCAGCCAATAACTTCGAATACATCTGGAGGGGGTGCGGTCAATAGAATCATTGAGATTAGCTGTGAGGATACAAAGCTATTCGATGATCCTGGACGCATAGTAAAGGTTGTTAAATCGAACTATGGACATGCAGGGAAGGAGTTCGTAAGAATCATTTCAGACGACTCTGTCATGCAAGAAGCAATCAATTTGCAACAGTTGTTTTTCAAGGAATTAAATCAGAAATCTACAGAAAAGCAAGCACTTGCAGCGAGTTTATTGCTGACGGCTGATGCAATCCTCGGCGAGTATATGTTCTTTGATAATGGTTCTATTGGTGTTGAGGATATGAAGGCATATTTGTCAAGCAAGGAAGATGTGTCACAGAATATGCGAGCGTACGAGTGGCTCCAGGGATGGATTGCAGAGAATCATAATAGTTTTATCACTGATAACTATACGCCATTGGGTAAAATCTACGGGAGAATCTCGAGTGGCGAAATAAATATTATACGAAATGTATTCAATTCATCATGCTCAGAAAATGGATTTAATCCGACCGAGTTCGCAAAATGGCTCAGCAGGAATAACTTGACTGACGCTATCCAAGGACGAGTCGACAAACAAATTAGAATAAACGGAATAAGGTTTTGGACAATAGCTCTTCATGTGAAGACTGAAGACAAAACCTCTGAAAGCATTGGTTTTATCGAAGCTCAAGAGGAAATTCCGTTTTAATAGGTGTCACCAAGAGAATCTTAGAGGCAACATTTGATAAAATGTTTGAATTTCAACGATATAGTGAGTGGCGTCACCAAGCGTCACCAAGCCGTTGATGACGGATAAATGTTGAAATATAAGCAAAAACGTCAAGTGTCACCTGTCACCAAGAATTTATACACACTATATATAAGGATAAAAAATTTATCTCAAAAGAATATATAGAAACCCTCGCGTAAGGATAGCTAAAAATCATGGTGACACTGGTGACAATCGTTATAAGCACTGAAATTACTGAGATATAACGTCATCAAGCCATTGGTGACAGAAAATAAGGCAATCGCTATAAGCATTGAAACAACTACATTAAACCGTCACCATACTATCTGGTGACACTCAAAAATAAATAATAATGCATGAAAGGTTATTTATATACGCATAGTATGAGGAGTAATAACATGATACCGAAAGCTAAGAAAAGTAAAAAGCAAAAAAGACCAATTGAGCAGGTCCCTCGTTTTGAAATCATAAAATTGCAAAACCTACTGCACATATCAATCATGGTGCGAGTGCTATGGACCGTGTACGGCTGGAGAGAGAAACGCATTGGATACTTTCTTGAAGCGTACATGAGTCTGCTCGGAGAGGTATGGGACCAGAGGTGCACGGTCAATCAGATGATAGATGGCACTAAAGACATGACTGGTCACGACATAAGGCAGCTAGTAGACGATATGATTAAGTATGGGCGGTAGCAGATGAAATGCGAACTATGCGGAAAACGAATCAACCTGTACGGAAAATACAGTGCAGTAATAGCAGGCGAAGAACACTATCTCTGTGTTTGGTGCTATAGGAAGATTAAGAAAAGCAACGAGGTTTTGAGGGAGAAAAATGAAACGAAGTGAATTAGAAAATTATTTAGGCCAGCATGTAGAAGTAACGCTATTTGATGATTTTGCATATAGAGGCATTTTGAGAAAGACAGAAGAAAATAAAGACAGGTACGGCAATCCAAAGCATTATTTTTGCGAAGGTGATCAAGACAACTATATTTTTAGATGCTCACATGTAAAGAGGTTAAAGCAATTATGAAAGCAATACTAAAATATCCAGGCGCAAAGAACAGAATAGCAAAATGGATTGTTGATAATATCCCAACTCATAAGGTATATTGCGAGCCGTTTTTTGGCAGTGGTGCAGTATTTTTTAACAAAGAGCCGTGTTACAACGAAATACTGAACGACATAGACGATGAAGTCTATAACTTTTTTAAAGTGCTGAGAACTGAATCGAGCGAATTGGCCGAAGCTATAAACCTTACTCCGTACTGCAGGATAGAATACGAATCGGCGTATGAAAGCGCAACCGCAAATAATGATGTAGAGCGAGCGAGACTATTTGCGATTAAGTGTTGGCAAGGTTTTGGATGTGGAAACAAATATAAAAATGGTTTTAGACGAGGTATAGGAGTGACAAGTCCGAACCCAGCGAAAGCATGGGGAGAACTACCCACTACCTTGCAATTCGCGGCTGAGAGACTGAAAAACGCACAGATTGAGCATAAGGACGCAATAGACTTGATAAAAAGTCTAAGAGGTAAAGAGACTTTTATTTATGTCGACCCACCGTACTTGCTAAACACGAGAAAAGTAAACCTTTACAATCACGAATTGGACGACGAATACCATAAAAGGTTATTAAAAGTCATATGTGATAGTGATTGCAAGATAATGATTAGTGGGTACGACAACGAACTCTATAACTTATATCTCAAAGATTGGAATAAGCTGAGTAAAAATACTACTGCAGAATGTTCAGTTAAACGCACTGAAACAATATGGATGAACTACAACGAAACAGAACAGATAAGCATATAGCAGAAGGGATGTAACGATGAGATTAATAGACGCAGAATTAATGAACCAAATTTGTAATCACACATCATTAAGCACATGGTTCCCAACATCAGCAGCATTGCCAAACGAACTAGAACCTGTACTCATAACTTGGGTAAATAGAGCACCAGTATCGTATTACGAGGAAATTAAGGACGAGCCTATCACAGGTGTAGCAATTTACCACAAAGGACAATGGTGGTGGTATTCGAATTATTGCGAAGATGTGCTATCGGAATATGGGAAAGCATCTGACGAGGACGCAATCGATAGACACATTGATGTTATAGCATGGCAACCATTCCCAAAGCCATACAAGGAGGAGAGGCAATGATACCACAAGCTAGATTAATAAATTACGCAAGCAATTTCCTTGAATCGGAAATAGAGAATATCGAGAAATTGCTAAAGGATGAAACAGTCGATGACGCAAGTAAGGATATATTGAACAAGCTTTTAAAAGAATACAAGCACGATTTAGAAGTGATTGAAAAGGAGGCGGTGTAGCGTGCAAAAAATGACAATATACATCAGCGGTAGGATTACCGACTATGACGACTACGAGAAGACTTTTAAAGAGGCAAAGGAAATGCTCTTTGACGAGTATCCTGGGGCAGAGATTATTAACCCAGCTGAAATAGTATTGCCAGAGGTCTGCGATTGGGATGACTACATGGTGATATGCTTAAGGCTCTTGGATAAGGCAACGCACATCTACATGCTGGACAATTGGGTGCACTCAAAAGGCGCTTGCACGGAGCATTTATACGCACTCAAGAACGGCATAGAAGTTTTATGGCCAGAAAGTTCGCCATACAGATAGGAGCAGGTAATGGGTAATAGAACGAAAGCAATGAAATATATTGCAGATCACTATGGATACATGGGTCAGAAGGACATGCTGATAGAAGAATTGGCTGAGCTCATACAAGCCCTTAACAAGTTCGAGAGGTATGAGCACGAGAGCGGATTCCTTGCTAATCTGATTGAGGAAGTTGCTGACGTAGAGATCATGTTAACTCAAGTCAAATATTTGTTAGGGATTAATGAGCGCGTGGAGCATGCAAAGTTTTTCAAAATCGATAGACAAATAAAGCGAATCGAGGAAGGAAGAACGGAGCGAGATGATAGCCATGATAGACTACGAACAGATTAAGCAGCTTAAAGCATTGCGCAGGGAAGCAGAGGGGTTGAAATATTCTATAGACCATGCTAAGCCGGAAATAGTCACAGACTACTACAAAGACTATAAGACAGGTCGAGGAGTGCCAAAATCGCTCGTAGGAATCGATTTTGACTGGAAGGGCATATCGAGTAGGGAGAGACGGTTAAAACGCAAGCTAGACGAAATTAGCAAGCTAATTGAGACTATAGAAAAAGAGATAGAAGTTATAGGCGACCCGGACATGAGGACAATACTCAGAATGTATTACATAGAGGAGCGTTCGCAGGAGGAAACCGGAGGAGTCCTAGGATATGACAAGGCAACTATCTCAAGAAAAATAAAGGCATTTCATGAAAGTTGCAACAAATGCAACAAAAAACTGTGATATATTGTATTTAGCGAAAAGGGAATTGTGGCTTCCTCAAAATTTATATCTCACATAATAACCAGCAGAAGGCGCCTATATATGGCGTCTTTTGTGATATTTCCCAATATATTGTGGGTATATAGATATTAGGCTATGTGTAGGCCCATATGTAGTGACTTGTATTTGCCATTCATTGAATGGTAAAATAGTCTATACATAGCATTATGTTTTGATAGAGAGGAGGCCGACATGAAAAGAACAGTTTTTGATGTAGCAAATTGGTTTCTGTCAAAGGAAAGCATGACACCAAAGAAGTTACAAAAGCTAGTTTATTATGCGTATTCTTGGTACCTAACGCTTGTTAATGAAAGCAAGGACGATTTGACGGCTAAACTATTCACCTCGCGTCTCGAAGCATGGGTCCACGGCCCAGTTTTCCCAGAACTTTACCAAAAATATAAGGGATATAGTGGCGAAGCTATAGAACTATATGATGGAGTAATAGAAGAATTCAATGAGGATGCAAAAGATATTCTTGACCAGGTTTGGGAAGTGTATGGTGGATATACAGGCAATCAGCTGGAGAGCATTACTCACAGAGAGTCACCTTGGCTCAATGCAAGAGGTGGATGCAGCACATATGAGATATGCACTAACGAAATAAGTGATGCTGATATTTTTGATTGCTATATAGAGAGAGTATCCTAACGCCGTGTCAAAAAAGGGTAAGTCAAAAAAAAGAAAAGTTAATAACAGGGAAGACGGCAAGGCTAATGTAAAGAACCTTAACGAACCAAAGAATGAAGAAAAGGGACTAAAATTCGATTTTTCTTTTGAAGCCCTGTACTACTCAGTGAGATTGAGTAAAGGCAAATTCAATAATTACCTAAAGAGCGAAGGGGAATTTATCGATAAGTTTAGGCAGATAAGAAGCATAAATGCAAAGTTAAAAAACAAGGCGTTTAGCGAGGTCAAAAATGATCCAGGAGCCCATTTCCATGTAGTTAGCGGTGAAGAAAGAGATATCGTTACTAACTGTGTTGGTCACGCCTTATCCAATTTTGACGAATCATGCAATGTGTCGAATTTTATTGAGCAACTATTAGGTAACGAAACTATATATCAAATAGGACTCAATAAAGGCGTCAGAGTAATAGGGACATATAACGAGGAGACATTTAGGGTTTACCTAATCGATTACCATCACAGACTGTATTACAACCAAAGTAAAAATACGCATGGGGAAAAGGAACTGACCTTTTGTCCGATGAAAAGTGAATTAACCTAAAGACACTTCGAAAGAGGTGTCTTTTTTCATACTTACAAAACAGACAAAAAGAGAGGTGGTGAGGCTTGGCTGAAAAATATGAACTAGCAAAACAAGATTATATGAACGGCATGAAATACAAAGACATTGCCGAGAAATATGGCGTTAGTCTCAACACTGTCAAGTCGTGGAAGAAGAGATATAACTGGGAGCGAAAAGGGTGCACACAAAAAAAGAAAAAGGGTGCACACAAAAACTCGATTGCGCAACTCGGGAACAAAAATGCGACAGGAGCCCCAAAGGGGAACAAGCGAGCTGAGAAATTTGGGTTCTTCTCCAGATTCTTGCCAGAGGAAACTCTTGAGATTGTACATGCTGTTGACCAGGCAAGTCCACTCGATTTATTGTGGCACCAGATACAGCTTGCTTATGCTGCTATCATAAGAGCGCAAAAGATCGCTTACGTTGAAGACCAAAGAGACAAGACAGTCGAGCAGGTCGAAGCTAAGGCAGGAGCTACGATAGGGTCTAAGTGGGAAGTGCAGCAGGCTTGGGATAAGCAAAATAACTTTCTCAAGGCGCAAGCTAGGGCCCAGGGCGAATTAAGGAACCTGATTAAGCAATATGACGAAATGCTGCATAGGGATTGGGACCTTGCCACAGAGGAACAGAAGATGCGAATTGCGAAACTTAAAGCTGAAACGAGTAGAATCGGTGGAGATGATGAAGTCGAGTTCTTAGATGATATAGAGGGGGATGTATATGGCGATAATAAGGCGTAAGACAATCCCTTTTAATTTTTCCGAGAAGCATAAGGAGTACATGAGGCGGTCAGCTGAGTGTATGTATAACATTGCAGAAGGGGCAATAAGAGCTGGCAAGACCGTGGATAATGTGTTTGCTTTTGCACACGAGCTCAAAACGGCTAAGGATAAATTGCATCTTGCTACTGGATCTACTGTCGCAAATGCCAAACTTAATATTGGCGATGCGAATGGCTTCGGGCTTGAATATATATTTCGCGGCCAAAGCAGATGGGGAAAATATAAAGACAATGACGCACTTTTTATAAAAGGACCATCAACAGGTGGCAGACAGAAGGTTATAATCTTTGCGGGTGGTGCGAAAGCAGATAGCTTTAAAAAGATTCGAGGCAATTCGTACGGAATGTGGATTGCTACAGAAATCAATTTGCATCACGATAACACTATCAAAGAGGCATTTAACCGTACTGCTGCGGCAAGTAAACGCAAATTCTTTTGGGACTTGAACCCAGATAATCCAAATGCAGATATTTACACTGAGTATATCGATAAATACTCAGAGAAAGCGGCAAGAGGGGAATTGCTTGGTGGATACAACTACCAGCACTTCACGATTGACGATAACATTAACATTTCAGAGCAAAGACGAGCCGAGATAAAGAGTC